AGCAAAGTTCCTAGCCATCATAGTATAAGTTCTAGGAATCTGATAGCCAGCTCCAGTTAACCAGAAAGTTCCTTTGATAGGAGACAGAACAGCCTTTATTCCAACTCTAAAAACAGCATCTGCTCCTGCTACATAGCCATTCTCAATCGCTCCTATCCAAGGACCTATTCTAGTTCCTAATCCTCTAATTCCTACTTTGGTAAGCCCAGTACCCAGCTTATATCCAGCAGCAGTAGCCATACCTAGTCCGATATAGCTAGCTGGGTCAAAGAATGCCTCTCCCATTAGTTTTAACCACCAAGGCGCATCCCACTCGTTAAATGCCATAGAATAGGCAGACCAGCTACTCTCTCCCATAGAACGGAAGAAGTTGTACTGCTCTTCTAGTCTAGCAGCGGCAGTATCTTCAGGTGTCTTGAACAGTTTATGGACTCCTATAACAGCGGCTGTGTACAGTGGTCTTGGTAGTATGTTGAAGTACTTATCAAGCAGTTCTACCGTAGCCATCATAGGCTGAGTAAATACAAGCTTAGTAAACTCCCAAGGAGTTAGTTCAGGAGCTTCCGCCAGTACCGTTCCTGCCCTAATCAGATTCAGGCGGTCAGACTCTAATGCCCATTCTTTAGCTCTTTCGTCCAACCACTCCTTATGCTCTAGCAGTTCTTCATCCTGCATATCCATTCTGCCAAGCATATTCCTGACCTCTTCCTCACTCATGCCTTGAGGTAGTTCAGCTACTCCAAAAGCAAAGGACTTAGCTATTTCATCTACAGTTAGATTATGTACTGCTCTTAGCTCTAGCTTTGGAGCTGTAAGGATTTCATCTAGCACCTTAGCCTGAGCTTCCATAGCATCGCCAGCAAAGCCTTCTGGCAGTATATTAGATAGATGCTTTAGACGGTCAAATATGTCAGTCAGCCAGGCAGTATCTGAGTCTGTCATAGAATCAGATGCTAGATAGTTAGTTATATCCTCAGGTTTCTCTATCCTGAAAAGAGGATTCCCCAGATAGTCTGGCAGTCTTGTCATTACCATCCCTCGCCACTCAGTTGACTTTAATTCCTGCATAGCCATATCAAACTCTTGCTGAGCCAGTATGCCTTCCTCTTCTCTTAGAGCTGCCTCCCCAGGCTGCCAAGGCAAAGTCCAAGGCATCATAAAGCCAAAGAATGTAGGTCTGGTAACGGTAAACTCAAACCTTACAGGAGCTGCTACTTTACTCAGCTGTTTCTGAGCAGCAGCTACTCGTGTCTGAGCTTTATAGAACTCAACTCCAAGCTGCGATAGCTCTTTGCCATAGCCTGGAAAGTGCTCAGGATATTCTACTGGAGGAGGAAGCAGAAGACCTTCTGGTCCTCGCTTCCAACCTTTCTCCTCTAGTATCTTCTTAGCTTTTTCTGATACTTCTGCTACTGGCTCAGGCACTATACTCCTCCTTCAGGTGGTGAAGCTCTAGCTGGCAAGGCAGTTCGCTGAGCTACAGTTTCACCTCTACCTCTAGGCATCGCCGCTGGTCGCTCCTCTCTACCCTCCTCTGCTGTTAGCATAGCCAAAGTCGCATCTGCTACAACATCATATAGCCTGGCAGTTTCCCTATCCCCAGTCTTATCTAGCCAAGCTGCTTGGCGTCTGTAGTATTGTATTAGAGCTATCAGGCTATTGCTAGGGTGCATCTCAGCCTGGTCTGCTCTAACCTGTGCTCTTTCTTGCATTGGGTCACTGATGTCAGGAAATAGCTTTCTCATAACATAAGTATAGCTGAGCCGAAATTCAGGGTCGAGCATTCTGGCAGTAGTAGCTCTCTGTACCAAATCGCCAGGAATTTCTACTTCATAGTCAGCACTGACATAGACATCGTCTGGTAAGGCTTCTGGATAACCCCAGCCATAAGGCTTTACCCCTCGTTCCTTAATGTCTGATAGCCAGTCATTGTCTATGTCCTCATAGCGGTTAATAAAGGCTTGGTGAAAAGGCTTCATTACTTGATTGGCAGAGGCAGCTATCTGAGACATAACATAGGCTGTTAACTGCCCCTGAACAGTGCCATACATAGCCCAGCTAACTCCACCCCTCTGCATCATAGCTTCCAAATCAAGCTGGGTACTTCTCAATTCAAGTGGTATAGGCGGAGTGCCGATAAAGTCAACTGAGTCATCAGGACCACCTCTAAATATAGCACCTCTGCGGAATACATCTTCTGGTCTAACTATTGCTTTGCCACTTCTGCTTCGTTCAAAGATTGTAGGCTGAGCAGTATCTCGTAGTAGTTGTAGACTGAAACTCCACCACTTATTCCAAGTGCGGTAAACATGCTCATTAGTTGCTATGATAGACTGCCCTAGCTCAGCCTTCCAGCGTTCACTGCTATCTTCCTGAGTTTGAAGCTTTAGTGTGGACGAATAAGTTGGAATTATACCTTCTGTCAAACTACCCATGTCAGGTAGTCCGCCAACTGGAGCTACATAGACAGGCATACGCTTGAATCTAGTGCGCTCGAACTTTACCAGTACATTATCTATAACTATGGCGTTCCAGATAGCTTTGTTAAAAGGAAAGATGTCAGATATCTCTACCCACCAGTAGTCAAAGATAGTAACATTCCTTCCTACTGATGCTCTCCACTGAGCATAGTTGTTACTTAGTCCCCAGTTGTTCCGCTTAGCCATATTAGTAGCTTGGCTAGCGGCTACTCGGTAGATATGAGCTACTTCGCTAAGTCCCAGCGTTGCATCCCACATAGGGTAGACATCTATAGGATTCCAAGGCTCATCGTAGCAGCGACTACCATCATCTGTTACTGCAGCAAAGTCAGCGTACCAACCAGTTGCTAGCATAAAGCCTAATGAGGTTCGTTGTAAAGATTGCCTAGGGTTAGTTCTGCGGAAGTTGTTGTGAGCATCTTTCCAAGCAGTACGGAAGAAGCGACTAACAGAAGCTACAGCGGTTTGAACTTCTGGGTCTACTGAGTCATAGTCCTTTACCCTGTGAGGTATGTCAGTATCAAGGAGATGTAAAACTAGATTAAAGAGAGACCGAGGGTCATTCCCAACGAAACTCTCCATTTTTTCAGTCTTTAACTCATCAACCATTTCGATAAGTCTGTACCAGCGCTTCATAGCAGAATCTCTGGAAGACCAGAACCGTTTAAGTTCGTTGCATCTATTTATTACTACAGCTCCGTTTCTGTCCATCTACCGTTCCTCCCGAGCTCGCTCAACAGTTCTTACACAAACGCCAAGTTGCTTAGCTACATCTTTCACACTTAGATATCCTAGCTTCTGCCTGATTGTAATACGCCTACGTTCAGTCTTAGCATACAATCCTTTTACATCATAGACGCACTCAGGCAAAGGGCAAGTCAAACAGTCATTATGTACTGCACATCCAGTGTCCTTAGCCAGCCTGTCAAGTTCTACTCTCGTAAGTGACATTTACTTTCCTTGCAATCAGGATGTACTCTCTCTATACGTATAGTGTCCCCTGTCTGTCTCTGTCTCCAGACATAGGAGTGCCCTATCTTTATTACTTTGCCACACTCGGCACAAGTGAGCGTAGTTTGAGCAATCCGTACTTTTAGGCTCCATAACTATCTACCCCAACTGTCAGTCCAGCCACCCTCAGTAGAATCTCCAACAAAGCCTCTAGCTATTGCCTGAGCGTGTCTGCAAACAATAGCAATAGCTCCTGCGTCGTGATGGTCGTCAGCACCTACTACCATTATGCCACTCTTAATCATAGCATTTCTACGGATATTTCTGCATTGAGACCAAAAGCGAACATCAAGGCAATCTATGTCGTCTAGATGTCTGCTAACCTCTGTTATCATATAAGGTTTAGTTGCCAGATTAGTCTGCCAGCCGATAGCTCTTATTGACTTGCCTGTCCTTACATCCTCACGCCAGTAGAGGTCAGAGTAGTCTCGTAGATGAGATACAATGTCAAGGTTGTCTTCTGGACAGATAACTCCAGTATTGTAGTAGTGGGCTACTTCCTTCATAAGTTCCGCCATCTCCCACTCATCATAGAAGCCAGCTAGAGTAGCACAGTGCTTCATTACAGGAGGAATCTCATTGCCATCCTTGTCTCTATAGCCTTCAATGAAGTTCCACACCTGACCAACAGATTCAGATGTTTTGCCCTTGCCTGGGTCAATGCTAATGACATAGGCTTTACTTTCCTCTACATCATGCCAGATGTCTAGAGTGGCAGTTATGGTAGCCTTTGTTACCTTATCAACTGCTGTAATGTTCTTCAATATAGGTGCTGGCATACAGTTGCGAATCTTATCACTTATGATGTCAGTATTGTAGGCTTGGTCTCCTGCTACCAAGAAGCAAGTCTCATCATCCTCTGGAAACTCCTGCTCAAAGATGAACATAGTATCTCCAGCTCTACGCAGGCTAGAAATCTCAACCTTCTTGTACCTTCTCCATCTGAGCTTAGCCATAGCCTCGTACTCATCAAGACCGTAAGTTTCTATTAGTAGCCGTAGCAACTTAGCTTCATCTGATTGAATGTTAGGCAGAGGGTCTTGGTCATCACCAGGTAAGCAGAACATATCCTCAGCATACATCTTATACTCAGGATGCAAGAACCAAGGATAGAAGTGGGACTTGTAGACTGAGTCGCCAATCCTAGTGCCTTCCTTAGCTGCCTTATACATTTCGCAGAAAGGATTATCTTCGCCATTTGCTGTACTACCAATTCTTATCTTAGTCGCAGGACTTAGTGGCACTCTTTGTATAGCCGATGCCATAATAGCCTCATGAGTACCTACCATCCAGAAAGCATACTCATCAAGTAGTAGGTTATGAATAACCTCACCTCTGCCAATCGTATAGCTTCTACTACTGAATATATACATAGTAGAGTAGAAGTTAGTAGCCTTATCTTCCCAAGATAGTTCAGTAGCTGACTTATGGTCTAGTTTTGGGATAGTAGGAATCTTCCTCTGTAGGCTTTGATGATAGCGCTTAGCCTTTAGTATCTGGCGTTGAGCACTGAACTCATCATAACTAATGATAACTGATACAGTACCGTCAATAGTGATGTTGTCTAGATAGAAGTCGCCAACTATAATAGAGGTAAATCCTACCTGAGCGGGCTTAACGTAGATATCCCGAAGTCCAGAACTGACAATAATATCTTCCTGAATGGGATTAGGTGTAAGAGGCACCCTCTGCCTATTCTTATCATCAATATCCAACAGAGTGCTTAGTGTAAGCCGCCTGTCAGAGAACAGTACCTTCAGAGCATCATCCTGAGTTTGAGTTGTCATTATCTTCGCTTAGCCATATCCTCTTGTTCCATTTAGTTTCCGAAGTAGAATAATAAGTTCAGTCAAAGCTTTGGTGTTCTCCTCGCGAGACTTCTGGTCTTTCTCAATTATCTCATCTAATCTATCCTCCGTGAACTTTTTAGACTCTCGCCACATATGTTCTGTATTGTTTCTATCTCTACGGTACATCAAGAATATGATAAGAGCTAGTACTGCCGTAGGTCCTCCAGTTGCCAAGGTCTCAATAAGAATAGACTCCACTATCTCGTTCTCCTTCCTACTCTAGTTCTACCTGCTCCAGTAGCTACTGGTCTGCTATACCTAAGTCTACTACGAGTAACCCGACCGATAGACCTAGGCTCCCTTCTTCCTATGCGACTTAACTGAGCTCGCCTGATGTTCCTTTTAGCTGCCCGTATGACTTTAGCCGTTACTGGTCTTCTCGCCACTCTTACCTCTTGCTAATGATATAGTGTCAGTACGGCTAACCTGGATTATTTCTTGGTTCTTACTAACCCAGTCAGCAAAATTAAAGCCTCCATCACTACCTGATACTACTGCTTCCAGTAGCTGTAACTGCTGAGGCGTGTAGGCACTTCTGAGTCTGAGCAAATACTGCTGGTCATAGGGAGTCATCTCAGCAGGCATCATCTGCCCTGTTTCTTCATCTTCCACCAGTTCCATTTCTAAGGACTTCCGTAGTATCCTATGGTCTTTCTCCAGCACCATTCGGAAGTTGCGATAGAAGTCCATCTCAGTGTATTCTCTGCTAAGGTCCTTACGCAGCCCAGGTATGCGCTCTTCCAGGTCAGTGAACTTACCATCCTGTCTAGCTTCGGCTAACCAACTTCTAGTAAGTCCTAGAACATACAATGCTTCTTCGTCAGAAAAGCCACAGCAAACCCAGCCAAGAAACTTAGCTCTGTCATCACTTCTGCGATACGGAATTAGTGCAGTGGCAGCTGATACTTCCTTAGGCTCGTCTGGTGGTAGTGAGATAGAGTGGTCTAGCATATAGCTCCCTCCACAGTCATTGTACCACAAATACAATGCGTTGTCAAGGACAATAAAATGGCAATGTTTATTTATTTCACTAAGGCAAATAGAGAGGTTGACAACTGATAGCCTAATATGGTATAATGTATGTAGGAGTAGGAAAAGATGAAATGCGGTATTTGTGGCAGAGATAACTTAACTGAGAAAGAACTAAGAATACATACTAAATACTTTCACAAAGAGCGTGGTATGGTACAAGAGCAGTCGC